AGTAGTTGCATTAGCAGAATCAGCAGATGCTTCCAAAACAGGTGTTTCATTAAGAAAAACATCTTTTAATGCAGCATTAGTATATGCAGTTGTTCCTTGTGTTCTACCTTCTTTTGAAGCGGTTGCAAAACCTTCTATCTCACCTTCAGATATAAGATCAAGAAAAGTAGCAAACTGTTTACTATGTAAAGTATCAGGAGTTCTTGTCGGTGGTGGTGGGTTTTTCGGCCTTCTTCTAGCACCAATAATTTTCTTTGGTATATCTGTCATGCTCGTACCTGCTGTGTATCAAGAGAAGTACTAATAACTACTGATCCTGTCATAATTTCTCCATATACTATCGGCACAGGAGTACCTGCTCTTGCTGTATTTTGTGTTCCAGAAAAACTAAATGATAATCTTGGATCTTCTTCATTGCTAAAATCTGGCAAATCAGGTAAAGGAAATAACATATCTGACACGCCATTTATAACCAAACTAGCTCCAACACCTGCTACAACTTTTGTAAAAAATCCTACTTTTGCTAATGAACCTGCTTTTATACCTGCACCTAAACTAAGACCTCCAGCAGCTACTGGCATTAAAAAAGCTACACCTATTAATGCAGCACCTAATAATATTCTTCCAAATCCTCTTGCTCCAGTTATCACAGGCACAAAATGTATATCCTCCTTACCTATAGGATTATGTATTTCTGATTCATCAATTGTATAATTACCAACTTTGACTTGATAATATTTAGGACTCATATAAGCCTCAACTTGTGGAAAATTATTAATAAGAAAACTGACAGCTTTCTGCAAGCTATCTGCTTTTACTTCAAATTCTTTATGACCTACAAATTCTGCAAGTTCACCATATAGTTTTATTTTACGCAACATAACGATACCTACCTCCTGTACATTTTAATAACCAAGGATTGTATGGCTCTCTACAAGATAGTCTATCTGCTGAATGATGTAAAACATCACCATCTATAAAAATACCTACATGATTTAATCCTTTTCCTAAAATGCTCATTGCTAAAACATCGCCATTGATTAAAGGTTCATCTGGCTTTAATAATCTAAAACCTCTACTTGGTAAATATTTTTCAAATACTGGATTGTCTGTAAATTCTTCTATTCTTGTTGGTCTTTCATAATCTAATAATTCAATACCTTTTTCTTCCTTATACCAATCAACTATTAGTGACCAACAATCTGTTACAGCCCAAACCCAAGGTCTACCAAGTAAAGGTGCTTTGTAACCGCATGGCTCATAATATCCCCATGTTTCTGTTTTAGGATTAACAATATACCAAGGCAGTTTACTTTGTTCGCAACTCATTTTATCTGCCTGACTAGGAACAGGTGGTGTATCAGGATGACTATGAATAATAGCTGTAATATCTCCTGTATTACTAGCTTTTATATAATCTTCTGGATCTAAAATAAAATATTCATCTGATTGTGCGGATAAATTACGGCACGGATAATATTTTTCCTTGCCACGAATATTTAATAATAATCCACAAGATTCATCAGGATCTTGATCTTTCGCATGAATAAGAGCAGCTTCTTTCCAATTCATCCGTTAAATGTACCAATAGAAGGAAAATCTGATCTAGTACATTGTCTTTTTGGCGCACGAATACCAGCAAGATCAAAAACTGATGCTAATTCAAACTGCACAACATCTCTATTTTCTGCTGCTTTTCGATCTATTTTATATATTTCTTGTGGAAACTCTGCTGTAGCATCTGGAGTTCCGTAAGGGTTTACGTTGCTTGGAAAATTTGCAGCGTCTAAAAATCTAGCTAGGGTTCTTATACGAGTAACAGTCGCACCAGTAAGATCATTACCAGTAGTAGTTGTATTTACATTTAACAAAATAGCTGTAATAGTTCCTAGTGCATTACTAACAGTTAATGTAGGTCTAGGAAGTTGACCTTTTCCATATTGAAAACCTTCTGCTTTTATAGGAAATCTTTGATATGTATTACCAGCCCAAACTATTTCTCCATTGTCTTTAAGACTACTACCTGCGTGAAATCTATAAATAGTAGTAGCACCATGCAAACTATTATCAAGTTGCAAGGTAAAAAGCTCAATTATTGCTGATGGATTTATATTCTGAAGATTACTGACAATAGCAGAACTGCTCATGGTTCAAACACCTCTCTAAATGTTGCTTGAATTGTTGCTCTATTGTTATATGGTATAGATTTTGTCCAGTTTTCGCAAACATACTGTCCTGCACCAGATAAAGTAATCGAAACATTCCCACTATTGGTAGCACTGGCAGCAGCAGTAACAGTAAAAACATTTGAATCAGTAACCGAAGCGACAAGAAACGTACCATCAGTTGCAGAGCCAGTTGTGTAATCAATAGTAAGTTCATCTCCTACAGCTACACCATGACTTGTAATTGTAATTGTTACTGTAGTGCCTGATTGAGAGTAAGTTCCTGTTTTTGTAAAACCTTCTCCTGGTGGAGTAAAAGTAAAGCTGGCACTATCATTTGCACGACTATCAAGGAATCCTTCTATCGTATCTGCATCTGTTTCCGACACGTTAAAAGTGAAGTTATATATTTTTGGATTTTGATGAGCAGCAAGTCCAAATAATATTCTATGTTCGTAACCATCAGCAAAACGAACTGTTCTAGTATTTGGTGCGGATCTTTTTTGCTGTCCGTATGTTGGTGTGATTGATGGAAAGGTAGCCATTATGCAAGTAAACCTCCAGGTCTTTTTTGTTTAATTAATTCTGTCTCTATAGCTGCTGATAATGCAATACCTAATGCTCTACCTTCATCTTCATCTCCCTCAACAGAAGATCCAGAAGCATCTACATTTACTACTACAGTTGTTGAACCACCAAGTGCATGATTTGGTGTAATCATTCCTGATACACCTGGGCTAAATAATTCTGGGCCACGTTCTCCAACAATATAGTCATTTCCTGCTCTAACAGAGCCACCATTTGCCTTCATAAAAGTAAAACGTGATACCTGTTGTTCTTCAGTTAAAGTTGGAGTTGCACTTACTGCACTTCTAGTAAAATTATTGCCAAACATACCGCTAAACAAACCCATAATTCCTGATCTAATCTGTGCTGCTAATATTTGTGCTGCCATATCCAAGAAATGATCTGCTGTACGTTGAAATAGATTTCTTAAGGCATCTTGAGCAGACATAGAACCTCTGACAATACCTTTAAAAGATTCTGCAAAAGAATCTCCAATACTTTTACTTAAAGAATCAATCTGTCTTAAAGGATCAAGTAATTTATTTAGTTCATCAACAGGAGCTTTTATAATCGCTTGCCTTTCTAATTCTTCATTAAACTCTCGTTGAAGATCAAGCAATCTCTGAGCTTCAGCGACTTTAGTTTGAAAATCTTTTTCAGCTTCCTCTCCTCGTTTTTCAGCAGCTTCATCCATAGTAAGAGAACCACTTGTAATAGCAGATAATCCTTTACCTCTAAATGGATTTAACTTACTTAACTGTCTTTGTAAAAAGTTAAGTTTTACCGCTTCTTGTTTAATAATTGTTTTATTTTTATCTACAATTCCTTTTAATAATTTATCTTCAGCAGCAACTGCTCCTTCTCTTTTAAGAATATCTAATGCTATTTGTGCCTGAGATAAACTTAATTCTTTTGATAATCCAGGTAACGCACTAATTAATGAGGCGTTATCTTTAAGCCCTGCAAAAATATCAAAAACACCCTCTGATCCAAATACCTGTGTTAATGCAATTCTTGCCGATGCTTCAAATTGTTTGAATGCCTTTAATGCTTCAAGTGCTTCATCTTTGGTCATTCCGAGAGACTTAGCAAATTCAGCTACTTGCTTTGAAGAAAACAATGAAGTTCCACCTGTAGCTCGTATTGATACGTTTAGATCATCAACAGCTTTGTTAAAAGCTATAGCTTTTTCGATCTGAGCAGCAATAGCAGTAGCAAAAATAGAAGCAGCAAAACCACCACCAGGTGCAAGTGCTCCTCCAACACCACCAGCGATAGCACCAAACGCAGAACTTATACCGCCAGCACCGAATAGGGCAGGAAAACCTCCACCAATCAATGCACTACCAACACCTCCTTTTAATCTCCCCGTTGCTCCACCTGGCATTCCAAACATTCCTCCTTGTTTAAATTGTTGTCTCAATCTAAATCCTTGTGGTAGTGCTGGACCTATTTGACCACCCGATACTCCAAATGCTCTTGTTGATTGTTCAGCAGATGCTAAACCAAGAGATAGTTTTTCTACTTGTAAGATGTTTTGTCTTATTCTTAATTCTTTTTGTAATAATTTTTCTCTTTTTTGTTGATTTCTTCTTATTGATTTAGCTACAGGATCTCCAGCTAAACCAAAACCAAAATTTGTATCTTGTCTTGCTGCTTGACTTGCAGCAATATTTCTCATAATTCTTGGATTATTATTTACTGTCATCATTGGCATCGGACCAAATGGAGTACTTGATACAGTTGCGGGTCTTATACCTCTTTCTGCTAACTTTTGCATTTTCATTTCAAAAGTTACTTTCTCTAAAAGTTTTGCTCTTTTTTCCAATCCAATATTGAATTCTTCATTTGCTTTTACAAGATTTCTAGCTGCCTGTGTAGCTTGTGGAGTGCCTAAAGTAGATTTGTTAAAAGCTGCATTAGCTTTGCTGACCACAGCAGATAAGTCATTAAAACTTTGAGTTAAAGGTCTAATACTGTCTGGAATTAATGAAGCAAAACCTTTTATTTTTGCATTTGCTTTATCAATTTTTTCATTAGTTTTATCTAGAACTCTGTTAAAATTAGTTAATTTTCCAGCCTTTATTTTTACATCAATATTTATTCCGTAATTAGCCACTTGCTATAAAAAACCAAATATTAAACCTATCTTACCTTCTTTTGCCTTTTAAAGCACTAACTCTTTGTGTCTCCTCTTGTCGTTTTTTATATTCTTCACTTTCTATTTCAGCATAAGCAGCCCAAGCTATCATTTCTTCTATAGTTAAAGTTTCACATAATTCAGCTACAGTTTTATGTAATTGTTTTGCGAGACTAAATATAAATCTCCAATCACCATTAGCTTTTCAAATCGGCTTTAGCCTGTTTTACCTCCCGATCAGCACCAGCACTAATCATTGCTAATTGAATCTCTTCAAGAACAGATGCTTCTATTTCTCTTCTTAATGAAGCCTTGTCTCCATCTTGAAAAAGTCTATTGCCATCTTTATCTAATGATTTTTCAATCATCATCTGTAAAGCGTATTCATTTGTATCCTCAGTAGTAGTCTTCTTTTGTATTGCCTCTCTTTCAGCAATGGTCAAAGGATGCCAGTAAACAGTAAGAATAATCTCATCATCCTGTTTAATGTCGTGCTTGTAAAGTTGTGAAACTCCAAACCTGTTTTTGAGTAGGTCTACTGCTCTTGTCATATCAAAATTATATTACTCTACTATATTAAGCGTTAGCGGTAAATTGGCAAGATATTACACCTATGAAGTGACTTCTATCCTCGATATCTAAAGGAGTTGGACCAGTAATATCAAGAACTCTAGGTTTACAACTAAAGGTATCACTGTAACCAGGAGCATTAACAGATGTAAGACCATCAATCACAGCTTCGCCAATAGCAGATAAAACTGAAGTTCCTCTTCCTTTAGGACAATAAACATTACATTGAATTACACCAGCATAATAATCTGAAGCTGCTCCCTGATTCTGTAGAGTTGATTGGCCAAAATCAACTGTCATAATTATGTATTTTTTATTTTTGCCAGGTGTTGTGTAATTAACGTTGTCATAAACCATCAAGACAGTATTATCTACTGCTGCAACTGCGTCTGTTACTGCCTTTTCAAAAGCTGCTCTTGTGTTAACTAAAGTCATAATTAAAACTCAGAAGTACCAGTATATTTTCTACCTTTTTTACTACCTTTACCAAAGTAAACTTTTTTCTGAACAGAACCAATTTTAATAGCAGCACGTTTTTTCTCTTTAAAGTTTTCGTTAATAGTATTCTTTACATCATTTTTTACATATTTCATTATACTTGGATTTTCAATAACATAACTCGAATACTCGGCTTGATTACCAATAAAACATCCTTTTCTATAGTCAAAAGAAGGAGGAGAAAATCTAGGTTCAATAACTGGATTAGCTGGTTTTGATTTTGTTCTTGTCCAACCTTCTCCACCTTTGGGTAAATTAAGTTTGCTATGTTCACTTTTAATAGATGCCCAAGGTTCAAAATCTTCTACTCTATCTTTTTGTTTTACCTGACTTTTTTGTGCTCTCCAACTAGATGCCAAAAATCCTGTAAAAACTGGACTGTTAGCTTCAGTTGCAAGATCAGCTAAAACATCTCCAATCATTGAATTAAATGCTTCATTTAACTGAGCATCCAAATCTGATTTTACATTCTTAATATCTCTGACCATTAAAACCTCACCAATAATGTAAATAGGTAAGTTTGTCCACCTTGTTTTGTATCAATATTTGTTATCTGTCCAACTCTTGTAGATCCAGCATAAGTCAATGTAACCTCATCATCTAAATCAGCTTGATTATCACCAATAAGATCAGGTGTTATATAAATCCTTGCCTCTCTCATTTCTTGTCCACCTTCTTCTTCCGATCTTATAAATTCAATCGGTGCATCAAAACTATAAGTAGTATCAGTTGTAGAATAGACACCTGTACTTGTGTTATAAGTTCCCGAAGCCTTTTTTGTATAAGTAATAGTTGTATCAAGAGAAGCCCCAAGATCAGCTACAACCTGCTTGGCAACATTTTTAAATAATGAATCTAGTTGACCTGCCATTATCCTCTAACTACCCTCATTTGAAAACTACCTGCTCCACCTAGCATATATGCTCCAAGATAACTTTGTAACCAAGGATAAACATCTAAAATATTATTTATAGCTCCAGTACCCTGACTATCAGTATTATATTTAACTTGTAAATCTCCCAATTTTACTTCAGAAAAATTACCATCTTTACCA